AGCGCTTCACAAGCAACGCCAAAACCATGCGGTACCTGCCTATCAAGGTGCATACCGAGCTATCGGAAACCCAAGCGTTAGTGGAGACGTGGCGCCGCCTGCACGACACCGGCGCCGGCCTTATGTGCGCGTTGGTGGACGACGAACGCCCCGGGTGGGTTGTCGGGATTATCGGGCTGGGGCGCTTTGAAGGCAGCGTGGCTGTGTCGCTGCGCATCCACCGCGACGGAGCCGGCGCCGGTCGCGAGTTCTGCCCGCAGCTTGTACATTGGTTACTTGCGTTCCCCGAGTGCTACCGGGTATGGGCGTACACTGATATCGATAACCATGGCGTTGCCAATCTGCTGACGAAGATGGGCGCGAAGCGTGAGGGGACCGCCCGGCGCTACACGGTGCACCCGAACATTTCGCCCGAGCCCCGCGACTGCCATATTTGGAGCATCGTGAAGTGAGCCGGAAATCTATCACTTACGTTATGGGGCTGATGCAATGCGCGCTATGGTGCGCCGAAGCGCATGCCCTGATACAAGCTTCCTTGGACACGAAGCTTCCGACGTGGCGCCGTGACGGCATGCGCGCGAACGCGCGGCGCTTCGCCGACGATGCTAACCGGGTGTCCGTACAGCTTTTTGGCCGGAATGCCTCCGACCTAATTTGAGGGGTACCATGCAAACTTATCTCGCCGTACTTATGACGATATCGGGCGTTATCGGCTTCGGCATCATTGCCAACGCTGGCGATGAATACGACTACAAAGCCGGTGTCACCGCGCTAAAGATTGCGTCGGCTTTGCTCGCCGGTGTCGTTGCCCTTGCCGTTCGCGGCTAGTTGCCGCCGGTCACGTCCCCAAAGAACTCGTCAAACTCAAACGGCGCCGTCGTCCCGGTGTAGCGCAAGCGCACTTGGCGGCGGCGGCTGGACCCGAGTTGCCGGGCGATCGCGCGTTGCACGCCGGGCGTCCCGAACGTGATAAGCCGCGTTCCCTTTGACGTCTGGAACCCGTCTTCCGACCAATCGAGCGTGAACGCGCCGGCCGACTTGCCGAGCGACGATGTCACGACGATGTTGTCAATCACGTGCCGCGCCATGCCCTGCCCAATCCACGGGGTAACGACTTCGCGCGCCAAGACGCCCGCCGGTTCGCTGGCGGTCCCGATATCGAGCTTGCACACGTGGCCGCTATCGAGCCCCACGTACACCAAGCCGCCGGCATACTCCACCGCACAGCGTCGCGCGCTATCGGCGCGCCCGGACGTCTGCACAAAATTCCAAATCTTCGTTGACAGCGCCATTTCCAGCGTCCACGCCCCTTCGCGCGTGAGCACGTAGAATTCGTCACCGCCTTGCGCGTAGGCGTAGGCTGTTAGCTGCGACAGCGCGCCCGCGTTAGACAGGCGTTGCAATTCGAGGTCCAACCACGTCGGGGATACCGGCTGCCCTGTCTGCGCATAGCCAAGCCACACGCGATTGTCGGTGCCCACCCACAGCAACTTGCCATGGATGCCGGCAAGCGTGCGACGGTTGGCGAGCCCGCTTTCGATCAAGCTATTCGTAAACGGCACGAACGGAAAATCCGCGGTGCCGCCGGCGTCATAAAACTGTTCGATTGACTTCTCGCCGAACGCCCAAAAATTGCGGTTGGTGTGGTGCAGGTCAATCAGGGCGTCGGAACGGGCTTCCTTCGCCGCGTAAGAGTTGGCGCCCACCGTGGCCGGGGCCAGCGGTGACGACGAAAACATGCGCAGCGATTGCGCTACGGCGAACACGTCGGAAGCCCCGCCCCAAACCGTGCGGTTGTCCAGCTCGCACACCGCGGACGGGTCGAAGTTGATGGACGTCGCGAAACCCGCGTTAACAACGCCGGTTGTCAGCTTCGCGGTGTACGCGGTACCCTTGCCGTTGTGCGCCGACGCGTCTTTGTTGGACGCAATCGCTAGCGCAGTGATATCCTCCGCCATGCGGATAACGGGAATAGTAGCGTCAACGGCCACGGTCCCGCGTTTGACCGGGGTGGCAGTCTCCACGCCCGAATAGATGTCGCCGTTTGCGTGCCCGCTCCATAGCGTGTTGAGCGCACGGCACAGGACGATGCACGAAGACGCGGTGGGCTGCGAAACCTGCGTAAGTCCGGGTGTGCCGACAAGCCGCAGCTTCGACGGCTTGCCTTCGCCGGACTGGCGCAGCACTACGCGCACGTTCGTCAGCTTCGCGGCGCCAGTGTCGAAAGACGACGGGTCGGCGAAGCTGCCGAGAATGTTAAACGGTTCCGTCGTGTCGCTCATGATCGCACCATACGCAGCCACATTTGACCCTTGGCCCAATCCGACCACCGCGCGTGCACGCGCTCGCTATCGGCGAGCACCGTGGCGACGTCGGCCGCCTTGCGCCCGTAGGCGCTGAAGATGCGCCGCCCGAGCAATAGCGCGGCGTCGTGGGTGCCTTCCGGCGGCATCCCCACCACGTCGCTGCCGTCCGGTTTCGTGAGCGCTGGCACGCGCCGGCCGTATTCGAGCAACACCTTTGTGGCGGTGCGCGGCGGCTGCCACACCGTCACCAACACGCTGCCGTCGATTTGGCGCTCTTGGTGCCACTTGGTGATGATGCCGAGCGCGGTGGACCGCACCACGTCCGCGGTGGGCGCCGCCCGGGTCTCGCGGTTGATGGTGCCGGTGTCGCAAACCCAAAGCGAGCGCAGCGCCACCGCGTCCTGTTGGACCAAATAGGCTTGGTCCGCGGTGCCAATGGTGAACGACGAAACGGAGCCCGCGGCGCCGGCCGGGATAGTGGCGTACGCGCGTCCCATAAGGTATTGCGCGGCGCCGCCCACGTGTTCGCTGCGCAACAGATTGTTGAGCACCTTCACGTTGTTCGCAATGTCTTCGTCGCCGGGGTCTTCGGTTTGGTCCACGATGCCGTACAGCCGCATGGCTTCGGTGATGACGTCTTTGGCGGTGTCCATTAGATGCCCTTGGCTTGTGCCCACGGAACGGAGCCCACGGAGCTGTTCGGCGCGGTGGTTTCGGGAACGGTCGTTCGCACCGAGTTGGACGGCACGAACAACCCGTCATAGCTGGCGGGGTTGATGGTGGTCACGTTCTCGCGCGTCTGCGTCTGCAAGGTGGTTTCGCGGTAGCTCGAAAAGCTGACTTGGTTCTCTTGCTGGTAGTGCATCCCAAGGAACGCTTTCAGCCGCGTGGCATCGTCGGGCGCCATGACCGGGGCCACACCGCTGGACCAAATGTCGTCAAGGCCCCAGCGCGCCGGCAACGGTTCGTTGGGCGGGTCATTGGAACGGTCGGGCTTGGACTGGAAATTGTAGACTTCCGGGAACGGGTCAAGGCAGGGCTTGACAGGGCGTCCGCTCGCTTGGGTGCAGACTAGCAGCCCGGTAAGGCGCTCTTTTGCCAATGTGCTGTATTTGACGCGTGCCCCGCAGCGGGAGCACGCGCCCCAAGTCACAAATCGGCCGAATTTGGGGGCAAGGTGTTTCATGCCCGCCAGTTTAATGTAAATGCTTGTGCTCCACAAGCGCAGCCGAAGCTGCAATGACCGGGGCCGCCGGTAGTATCTCAGGCGGGGGCACCGCCGCTAGCACGTCCATCGGGTTAATTTCGGCCGGGTTTTCGAGCCCGGGTATCCACCAATTGCCCCCCTCGCTTAGCGCCACAAAAGTTGTTCCGTCTGGCGCTTTGCACCAAAAGTAGCCGTTTCTCATTTTCTGATTATTCCCAACTGCCCATTTCGAGTGCCACGGAACTAACACCGTTTTGCCGCGTTTGCAACTCCGCTTGACTACGGGGTATCTGGATGCTAACGCTATCGCCGTTAAGTCGAGGCAACAGATTGGAGATAGCGTAAATGTTTACTGGTGCCGTTACTGAAACCGTGAAGCTTCCTTGGGAACTCACGCAGGGGATTTCAATCCAAGCGGACGAAACCCCGCAGCCGTTGGACGTGCCGCTTTCCATGCTGCACGTCGATATGACATATCAAGCGATGACCCCGCGCAATCCCGCGCTGGTAAAAGAGATCGGGAAGCACTTTGACGTGGCGCTGTTCGGGCGCCTGCGTGTCGCTCGCCGACAGAACGGCGCGCTATTCGTATTCGACGGGCGCCACCGCCTTGAAGGCGCAATCGAGGCCGGGCGCATTGTGGTGCCCTGCGACGTCTACAACGTGCCGGACCGCAAGCGCGAAATCGAACTGTTCGTTTCGTGCAACACGCGGCTGCGCAAGGTGCCGCAAGGAATGCTGTTCATGGCGGAAGTTGCCGCAGGGCACGAAGACGCCGTGAACCTTGCGCGCCTTGTGAACGAAGCCGGTTGCGCCATCGTGGACAGCAACACGGCGCGGCAGCACTTCACCGTGCCGAAGTTGACGTGCATTGCCGCGTTGAAATCGCTCTACGGTCACGGGGCCAAAAGCTACGCGCGGCGTGCTACGCCGGTGGAGCATTGGCAGCTTCGTGACGCGCTGGAAATGATTTCCGGTGTGGCACCGGCTAACGCGACGGTCACCGAACACGCTGTGTTAGCGTTTACTTGGGTGCTGAAGAACTACCCGAGCTTTCGCGAGCACACGGACCGCCTGCACAAGCTGGGGTGGCCGCGGATTGACGCCGCCTGCCGTTCGGTCGGCCCGCGCCCGCTCGCGTCTGAAGCCGGCCGCGCGCTGTTGCAAGTGCTCGAATGGAAGCGCCCGCGCAAGCAGCGCCTCGCCCCGGACGAAGACTTGGGCCAGCCGCCGGCCAGCCTGCCCGCAATGTCGGGTACCTAGCAAAAAGGCCCCCGGGTGCCGAAGCTCCCGGGGGCCAAGTTTTCCCACTGCCCAAGTCTCCCCGAGGGGAGCGCGTAGGCGCTTAGGCGTTGTCGGCGCCGGCCGACACGAACACCGAGCGCCAATCGATGATGGAAGCCGAACAGCGGAACCAGATGGCAATCAGCGACGCCTGATTGCTCCAATTGCTGTCTTCGCGGGTTTCAAGGCCCGAGCGTTCCCAGAACGTGAAGCCTTCGCCGTTGTCCATGTCCTGAATAGACGTCTGGATGAAGTAATTATCCTTGTCCACAAGATACGGGGTTTCAATCACCTCCGGCAGCGCGCCGGTGGCACGCAGCACGTTGATGTTGTTGGTCTGTGCGTTCCACTGCAACGGCGACCCGAGGATACGGCGGGTTTCCGGGCCGCTCTCAGGCGAGAGAATGACGCGCTTCGGCATCACGTTGACGATGAAGCCGCGACCGTTGCGGGCGTAGCCGATTTGGATCACAGCATTTTCGAATGCCAGTTCCGACACGTTGGCCGAAACAAGCAGGTTCGATTGCACGCCGCTAGCGGTCGGGTGGCTGGCGGAGCCGAGCGGCACGCCGTCCGCGCGAATGCCGTTCACCGCGTCCACGGCCACTTGCAGCGGCGCGTGAGCAATGTACTCTTCCGTTTGCCGCGCGCTGAAAGCAAGCTCTTTCATCATGCGCGAAGCGACGTCTTCGTACAGGTTGTCATCCTTGGCTTCGCGCGAGATAGCCACACCGAGGCCGTAGCTCGCGTGGGTGACCTGCGTGCGGTAACCTTCGTTCGGGAAATCGAACTGGACGGGTTCCAGCTCCGGTTGCTGGACGGCGAGACCGAGGCCGGCGCGCTCCGTCATGAACTCTTCGAAGGCGCGTTCGGACGGCTTTTCGTCAAAGAATTGGGTGTAGGTGGGCGCCAAGCGCTCATAGTCCATACCGAACAGAGCGTGGAGCCCGGGCCAGTATTGGGACGGTTGCAAGCTGCGGT